ACAGCAAAGTCCAGGCTGACCAGCATGTTTTTGCCGTTGGAAGAATATCGAATCGAACGTGGTCGTAAACCCAATGTGTTAAAATTCTATGTGAATCATAGAGAACAAGAGATCGTCGATGACTCGCAAGGCGACAGTCGAGAAACACAAAATGCCATTGAACATACCCTGGGTCTCAGTCACGACATGTTCAAGCATATCTTGGCTCTCAACACTTACACTGAACCGTTTCTCAGTTTGAAAGCCAACGAACAACGTACTCTAATCGAGCAACTGCTGGGCATTACCTTGTTAAGCGAACGTGCTGATCGTATCAAAGAACTGAACAAGACTACCAAGGATGGAATACAACAAGAAGAATTTCGTATACGTGCTGTGCAAGAAGCCAACAAGCGAATTGAAGAACAGATCGAAAGCTTGTACAAGCGCCAGCGCATGTGGACTGCCAAACGCAACGAAGATGTTGAAAAACTCAACTTGGGTATCTCTAGTCTAGAACACATTGACATTGATGCCGAAGTTGCTGCGCACCGCGAACTGGAACAATTTCACGCCAAGAAAAAATCCATCGACGAACATACCCGCTGGATCAGAAGTATTGAAAGTGATGATGCCAAATTGGAAAAGTTGGTTGTCAAACTCAAAGCAGAGATTGCTGCATTAGATGCGCATCAATGCTATGCGTGTGGACAAGGCATACATGACCACAAACAAGACGAAATTCGCAGCAGCAAGCAGGCTTCGTTGCAAGAAACTGCGCTGCAATTGCTGGCCAACAACACACAACACATGGAACACGAAAACGAGTTAGATGACCTTGGTGACCTAGGTACAGCGCCAAGTGTTTTTTACGATACATTAGAAGATGCACTCGACCATCGCAACAGCTTGGAAAGCTTGAGAAAAGAACTAGCTACCAGAAGTCAGGATTCAGATCCTTATGCTGAACAGATCGAAGATATGCAGCAACAGGCCTTACAGGAAGTCAGCTACGACCACATGAACGATTTGACAAGACTACAAGAGCATCAAGAGTTCTTGCTCAAGTTGTTGACCAGCAAAGACAGTTTTATTCGCAAAAAGATTATCGAACAAAATCTCAGCTATCTCAATTCAAGACTCACACATTACCTGGATCGCATTGGATTGCCGCATACAGTGGTGTTTCAAAACGATCTCACTGTCAGCATCGAAGAACTGGGCAGAGAATTGGATTTTGACAATTTGAGCCGTGGCGAGCGTAATCGATTAATCTTGAGCATGAGTTGGGCATTCAGAGATGTGTTTGAAAGCCTATACCAGCCCATCAACTTGTTGTTCATTGATGAAATGATTGACAACGGACTAGACACACAAGGTGTTGAAAACAGCTTGGCCTTGCTGAAACAAATGAGCCGAGAACGACACAAAAGCATCTGGTTGGTCAGTCACAGAGACGAGCTGGCCGGACGTGTAGAAAATATTCTACGTGTTGTCAAAGAGAACGGATTTACCAGTTATAATACCGATGTTGACATTGCTTGATACTGTACGAGTTTTGCATTTAGAGCCTACTGATGTATGTCAGGCGGCATGCCCGTTGTGCGCAAGAGAAACTGATATCAATTTTGACAAAGATAAACATCATTATCTAACAGAAGAGTCTATCAGGCAGTTGCTTGGCGAATTGACAATATCTCAGTTAGACAAAATGTTCATGTGCGGTAACTACGGCGATCCAGCTGCTAATCGACAATCAGTTGACATCTTTTCATATTTTAGAAGTATTAATCCCGATATTGTGCTGGGGATGAACACCAATGGTGGCTTACAAAATACTCGTTGGTGGAAAGATCTAGCAGATATTTTAAACCAACCGCAAGACTATGTAGTGTTCAGCATTGACGGGCTAGAAGATACCAATCATATCTACCGTCGTAATGTCAACTGGGATCTGGTTATGAAAAATGCAGAGGCATTTATTCAAGCCGGCGGGTCAGCACATTGGGATATGTTGGTTTACAAACACAACGAACATCAGGTCAACGACTGCGAGCGCCTGGCTCGCAAAATGGGTTTTACTTGGTTTCGTGCAAAAGTCAGCAAGCGCCAGTCTACCGTTGATTGGCTATTGCCGCCAAAGAGCTGGACGCGACCAGCAGCCGATTTGGGCCCAATCAATTGTTTCAGAAACAACGACCAAAGTTTATATCTCAGTGCCCAAGGAGTACTACATCCTTGCTGTTGGCTTGGCACTGGAAAAGAAACAATCGACAATTTTGATCAAATACAAGCCAACTGGAATACTGATAAATGTAACCCTGTATGCAAACAAACTTGCAGCACTGTTAACAATCAATCAAATTTTACCAATCAATGGCAAAGAAATATACAATTTACAAATTGATTTTTTACTTAAAAGAAAGAATCTATAAAAATGTATTTCATTATAAGGCAACAGATAAGTATGTACCATGACATGGTATTATCAAGGAACTGCTGTAAATGAATTACCCGACGATTGTGTGGGGTTTGTTTACCTGATTACTAATAATGCCAATGGCAAAATGTATGTGGGCAAGAAGCTCGCAAAGTTTGCAAAGACCACCTATCGTGTAGTAAAATTAAAGAACGGCAACAAAAAACGTAAAAAAATTAAAACTAAAATAGATTCAGACTGGCAACAATACTGGGGATCATCTCCTAATCTCACAGAAGACATCAATCAGCAAGGCACAGGCAATTTCCATCGCGAAATATTATACTACTGTCGATCAAGATCCGAATGCTCGTACATAGAAGCCCGCGAACAATTTGCGCGGCGAGTACTGGAATCAGATGACTACTACAACGGTCATATTCAGGTACGTGTACATGGATCACATATAAAAAACAAACTGTAATACTCAGGCAACGCTACAGCAGTTTATTGACCAGCACCAGTCTACATCGGGTGCCCTAAACCTGGACGAGAGTCACAGGGACGGAAGTCTTCGCGCTGCACGAAGCACTCAATCACTACCCGAAAGGATGAAGATCGCTTTGTAAGCCCTGCGATTTGATTGTTTGAAAAAGATATAAAAGGCAAAAAGAGAGGAGAAAAACCTCAGGTTTGCACATACGACAGCGTGTGTGTTGCAGACTACCGTTGTATATTAAGACGGAACGAGCAGGTACCGGACAACCGCCTGTGTTAGATATCATGTTGATATCTTGTAGTTCTAACGCTAGTGTGGTAGTAAGAGCTCAGATGAGGTCACCATTTCTTAACCCTGTGTGGGTTAAGTGTGGCCGTTGAGTCTAGATGAGATATCTTAAATGCTTTAAAAAAATGTTGATGAGCGGTAGCGAAATCAACAGAACTTCGCAGAAGTTCTTACTCATACAGTACAATAATCTATAAGTAAAAACACTATGCAAATCATTGTTAACGAATATCTCACATGGGAACGTGCTCTACTACCGGATGGTGTTCCTGAGTCAATGTGTCCTGCTCCAATACAGCTTCAAGAATCAAGACCAGAGTGGTTTCGTCATTTACCTGGTAATCTAAGACATGCTCAATTGCCTACGCAAACGTCAGATGATGTCAACATGTTGAGTGCTCACGGCTGGCGCAGTGTTAAATTCTGTGAGGGCATTAAAGGTGTAAGGAAGTTAGGTTATACTATGCCAATTAAACATTCATTAGACAACTGGCGCCATATGGACACTAAACCCAAGGGCTGGGCTGAAGCATATCTTCATCCAGAAATGCTGCACGGTACCTGTTGGGCAGCCAACGATGGTGCAGGAAATTACGAATGGTCCTTTAAGATAATGGGTTTTCCTTGGCGTGCAAAAATGCCAAAGGGGTGGAGACTTCTGGTGCAAGCACATCCCTTGCAGTGGAGTAGAGATTGGTTTTGTTTCAGTGGTTGCGTTGATGCCAATTATCAACTGTCGCCAGACGGACACAACATTGGCAGTTTTTGGGCCTGGGAAGAAACAATCGACACTGCGTATAATTATTTTAATGTTGAAACAGTGGTGGCTCTTACTACCAAAGGTGGGTTATTTGCAGAGGTTGTGCCGGCAGAAACATTTTTGTTTAGTCTACTGCCAGTATACGATCCAGACTATGTGGCTTCTGAATTTAAGGGATATCCCCAATTCACCTAGAGTTGATCGGGCCAATCCCTAAACAGAGCGTGTTGTATGTCACCAGCAACAAACTGATTGAAACTCTTGTGCTTGTTTTCTAGTTCGCCTTCTAATGGAGCAACACGTTTAAATGCACTATCCATCTGTGCCATGTCCCGGAACTCCATGAGTATCATCCATTCGGGCATGTCGGCAATGCTGCGAAATCCCATCTTACATCTAGTGATTCTATAGCTTTCCATACGTCCTTCTGAAACCAGATGATCAAAGAATGCTCGCATGCCTGTGACCCATTCTAGATCTGATATGTCACCTTCTTTGTTTGCCCAGATTGTGTAGATGTCCATAATTATTCCATAGGTCCTAAAATTTCAAATCCTTCAATTTCTTGTTTGTATAAATGTGCTTGTTCTAAGTAAAGATAACGAAAACCTCTTTCTCTGTAAACAGCACACTCGGTCTTTAGCGTTTCAATTCCTAGACGCTGTCTAGGATTATGATAAGTCCATGCAAATTGATCGCATAAGGCATTGTGTTCATCAAATCGACGTATCAAGCTCCAAGCCACTAATCGATCCTGATCGTAGTAACCAATGACATCGGCCATGGGATCTAAAAATCTGCTGACAAACATTGGCATAACAGATCCAAAGTGTTTGTATATGCAGTAAGTTCTATAAATTTCCAACAGTCTTTCCTGTATAGCAGGATCATTGGTATCTAGATAAGCCCATTGTACTGCAGGCTGATAACTGTTTTTTGAAAGATCTACTCTGGCAAATTGATAAGTCACAGTCTAGGGTCCTCGCGGCCAGCAAACAGTACCTGTAGATAATCCTCTGGCCATCCGTTGTAAAATCCTTTTTCTGCTAGTAAACGAGCATGAGAATTAAGCTTTCCTAAACTTTGTAAAAAGCAAATAGCATAAGTTCCTTGATTCATTGTAACACCATTGACTGTTTCTATATCTGCAGGATGATCCGCTAAGGCAAACATATCTTTATTTTTTAAATGCCAAGCATTTAGATTATCTACCATTTCGTTAAATTCTTCTGCTGAAAACCGAGCTCTGTCGTAGACGTAAGCAATTACATCGTAGTGCTCCATCTGCTGAAATGCACCATCAGATATGGGATTTATTTGTCCAACACGTATATCAAACTTGTTGTCAATTCTGGCTTTTCTAGCATAAGGACACGGTGCCCAGCCGTTTAACAAAGGATTGGACTTTTCTACAAAATCCATTGCCCACTGTGTTATATCTGCTTTGACTTGATTGATGTCCATGATGTTTAAAAAAATGGTAATCCGCTTTTCTTTGTTGTTTCTAAATTTTCTTTAATGAGCTGACTAATCAGCTCACGTTCTTTGATACTGAGATGCATGGCTTCGCTGTAAGTTAATCCACCACGCATGTACCAACACAATTTCAATATTTCTCCACGTAACGAAACAGCCTCCTGCTCCATGCGATCGATCATTTTGACGATCTGGTCAGAGTCTGAAATCAGGAGGCGGACACGAAAAAATTAGACATATCCAAGGTAAATGCCTGCTGATATTGGTGGCTGCAGGACGGACAAGTAATGGTCAACGGTTGCAGTTCACTTTCTTCGCGATTTTTGATTACTTTATCTCTAATGGTATTGAACATGTTTCTGTCGCAGTTGTTGATAAACTCTTCGATGTGATTTTGATCTTGAACAACACCGTTTGGAGTTCTAATCTCTACTATACTCTGCGAAATTGCCTTGACAGTGATGCCCACTAGTTTTTTCATCATGTCATTGAGCTGTGTGACTTTTTCAGTCTCGGGGATGTTTTCGTTGGCATTTACTGACTGTAGAATTCTCTGCTGTTCGTATTGGAACAAGCTGTTGTCAGTCATTTCTCTGTAGTTCAAAGGTCTAAAATAAAAAGTCAGATCATTTTGCACAAACTCTTTGTCAAAGTTGCTGGATTTTAAATTGTCAATTATAGTGCGCAAATCCAAATCAAATTGATGTTCTTCGCTGCAGTTTGGACACGTGGATTCGATTTCCATATTGTGACCGTAACTGGCGATTCTAATAGCAACCAACAGAGCATCTAAGTCGATACTAGGACAAGCCCAAGCATCGACAATGTTAGGACAACAGCTTTGAATAACACCTGTCACAGCTTCGCCATTAAACAGCGCATCTGGAGTACGATAAACCAGTTCGTCGATGGCAGTCATTGGCAAAATTGGCATTTCTCCGTTGACCGGTAAGTTTAACGAACCAGGGCGCCAGCCTTTTCCGCCGCTGGGTAAACGAACATAGATCGAAGGTTGACGAAAAAACTTTGACAGTGGATTGGAATTCATGAAAAATCCTTAGGTAAATATATCTGTATACTTACCGCGGAATATATGGCTGATCCAAATAATTCAGATGAACTAAATGCTAAAATCGACGAGCTTATTCGGTCTTTGTCGGCGTTAACCGACAGCGTTCGAAAATCCTCAGAAGCGTCAGTATCTGCTGCAGAAGCAGCCGGTAAAGCGGCTACAGCCGCGGGTAAAGCAGCCACAAATGCCGGTAAATCAGCCTCGACGATCAATAAAACATCCTCTGCAAATAATACGCAAGATAACACAAAAAAAGTTGCTACTTCTTTAGCTGGAGAAATTGCAAATCAGATTCAAAAAGCTGCTGCTGTTTACGGAACTAAGCAAGCTCGCACAGCAGCATCAACAGCGAAAAAATCGTCAGCAGCAAAAGGACAGCCGCCGAGTGTACAAAGTGCAGCTGGAGTAAAAGCATTTGCAGCCGCCCAGGCAAGAAACTCTGCGATACTTGGGCAAGCAAGTAAGTCTGCAGCAGAATTAGGAGCAAGCTTTGGTAAATTAGGTTCTTTAATAAGACAAGGATCTGGCGGTGTTGGCGACTTTGCAGAAAATATAGCCAGTTCGTCTAAACCTGTGCTGGATTTTGCAGCAGCAGTAGGCGGCCCAGCTACAAAAGGCGTGGTTTTTTTTGGTAAAATACTCTTAGATTTAGGAGTAGCAGCAGCTAAACAAGCGCAGAAAGAATTAGCAACATATCAAAAGTTATCAGCTGCTGGTGTTGGTGCCGTTGGCAGTCTTGATGGTTTAAGAAGTTTAGCTTTTCAACTTAATTATTCAACTGAAAACCTAGAACAATTTTCAACTTTTCTAGCCAGTAACAGCAAAAATCTAGCTATGTTTGCTGGTGGGGCTACAGAAGGAGCAAAAGTATTAGGACGCCTTTCATCTGACATTGAACAATCTGGCATAAGAGATAAGTTTTATGCGCTAGGACAAGGATACGAAGCGCAAAATGCAACCCTAATGAATTTTGCACTTAATGAAACACGCATGGGCAGAAGCCGTCAACTGCAAGAAAAAAATGCTGCTAAAACATTCGACGAATACTATGCAAATCTTGTCAAAGTCAGTAGACAAACAGGCGCAACTGTAGAAGAACAACAAGAAGCTCAAAATCAAGCAATGGCTGTGGAACAGTTCCGTATTAAGTTGGAACAAGCCAAAGCAGCTGGTGATCAGCAAGAAATAGAAAGATTAACACGATATCAAAAAACTGCTGAACAACTCAGCAACGTTGGTGCTAAAGATGCAGCATCAGCAATATTGGCTCAGGCCGGCGGATTCATGGGAGGTAAAGGAACACAGGGTATAAACATATTGACCGGTGGTGAGGCTTTTCAAACTATGGAATCTGGAAAAGGCATTGATCCTCAGGTACTGGCACAAAAGGTATTGACTCAGATAGGCAAAGGTTTTACTGAAAGACTAGGAACACTAGGGCAAGTTGGCGGCGCCGAAGATCTTACAGGGATGAGAGTTGGTCCAATATTTGATGCACTCGAAAAGCTTAAGAACGGTCTAATAGTTGAAGAAAAAATTAGAACCGACATTGCAGGCAAACAAGACAAAGAATTTGAAAGAGAAGCAGACAGAGCTGGCAAAGCACTTAAACAATCTCAGAATGTTTCTGACTTTTTTGGAAAGATAATACCTGCTGCTACCTGGACTGTACAGAAGTTCACTAATGCAATGAAAGGCCTTACTGACATGTTGCCCGGAGCCGGACAACAAAAAGATGAGGAGACCGGCAAAACACAGCAAGAGTTAATGAGAAATCTGTTAACTCCGGGATTTGCATCCGGGGGTATTGCAACAGGCCCTAACAGCGGCCATATACAATTGTTGCACGGAACAGAAGCTGTAATACCGTTACCCGACGGAAAAACAATTCCAGTTAAGATAGATGCTGGCTCATTAGGTAGTTTAGCTGGTGGCATGAATGCCGGTCCGGTGTTTAATCCAGCCAATGAAACTAACTTTTTGATAGAAAAAAGCAACGAAGAACTGGTCAAGTCCAACGTTACTTTGGACAAGATACTGACAGCTATAACTGGTGGCTCTGGCTTAATGGGCGGTAGTACAACTGAGAGAGTTGCTCAAGAAGCTCTAGCCGAACATGATCATGCACATCCGCACGAACCAACCGCTCCAGTAGATCCAGCTCTTGCCAAGCAGATTGGTACTATTGTTAATCCCTTGGAAAAAATGGTTCAGACCAGCGGCTTTGGCAATCGCATGATGGATGGCAAAGTGCAAGGACACGGCGCTATCGACTTAGCTGGAAAAATCGGCGACAAGATCATGGCACCTATTTCGGGTGTAGCTAGAGTCCTAAGTGAAAAAGAGTCTGGCGGCTACGGCAACATGGTTGAGGTCACTGATACCGTTACAGGAGTCAAGCACATGCTGGCTCACATGGATAAAACCATGGTCAAGACTGGCGATGTTATTAAGGCCGGTCAACAGATTGGAACTGTAGGCAATACAGGTAAAAGTACCGGTGCACACCTGCATCACGAAATGCGTTTAAAAGATGGAACTAAAGTTGATCCTAGTCAGTTTTATAACATGCCGGGATTTGGTACTACAGCTGGCGGCGCTGCTACTGGTAATCCTAATATTGCTAGGCAAGGTCGTCGATCAGGCGCAACGCAATATCCTTCTATAGGAATGATGTCAGACAGCCTTGGTAAAATGTCGGAAAAATATGAAACCGGCGGCCGAGGCAGCGGAACAGTTGGCTGGGATAAAGTCGGCGGCACCAGTTACGGAAAATATCAAATTGCATCTAAAGTAGGTGCAATGAAAGATTTTCTAAAGTTTGCAGAACAATCGGGTCGTGGAGATGTTGCTAAGAAGCTAAGAGAAGCCGGAGCTGAAACTGACACCGGCGGTACTAGCGGTAAATCTGTAGACGTTTGGAAACAAATGGCTGCTGCTGGAGAGTTAGGTGACTTAGAGCATCAATTTATTAAAAAACGCAGCTTTGATCCTGCAATGGCTGGATTAAAAGATCCTAAACTCAAGAAAATGATTGAAGGCAACAAAGGCCTTCAGGAAATGATGTGGAGTACTTCTGTGCAGCACGGTGGCGGCGGCGCATCAGGTATTATGAACAAAGTCTTCAAAGAGGGCATGAGCCAAGAAGATCTTGTTAAAGCTGTTTATGCTGAACGCGGTACTAGATTTGGTGGCAGCACCGAAGAAGTGCAAAAGAGTGTCAAAAATAGATTTATAAGCGAGCAAGGCGATGTAATGGCCATGTTGGGCATGCCAGCTGGCAAAGGCAGCACAATGACCGCTGCAGCACCGGGAATGCCAGCTGCTGGAGCAATACCTGGAATGACAGCAGGTGCAGCAACTCCCGGCGGTGGCGGATTAATAGGCATGCTGGGTGGTATGCTTGGAGGTGGTGCGCCTGCCGGTGGCGGTGGATTGATGGGCATGTTGGGTGGCATGCTCGGGGGTAGCGCAACGACCCCCTTGGCCGGAGTCACTGCTGGCGGAGCTCCAGGCGCTATTGGCGGCGATATTTCGGCAATCACACAAGCTATGCAAGCACAAACCGAAGCAACTCAAACAGCCATTACTAGCGGAATGGAAAATCTTACCAGTCAATTAGTCAGCAAGATTGGTACCGGTGGCACCAATGATCCTGCTGTACCTGCATTATTGAGCGAAATGATTACAGCACAGCGCGAACAAACAGGTGCTATCAACAGACTAATTCAAGTCAACACTTCATAACGAATAAGTAATACAAATGAAATATACGGATTAATACATGGCAGATTCGCAAAATAACAGTAAGAAAGGTTGGCGCAAGTACTTTAAAGTAGCCAACGTTGGCGGAGAACTTAGTCCTCTCAGCGGCAAAGGCGCAGACGGATTGCCTGGCTACGGTCGACAAGACGGCAGAGACCCCATGCGTGGACATGCCGATATTGCATATCGCAATTATGCTAGTAGACTTCCAGAAGTATATTCTGGGCATCCTAATAGAATTGAGAGATACAACCAATACGAAAATATGGATTCAGACAGTGAAATCAATGCCTGTTTGGACATCTTGGCAGAATTTTGTACTCAGACAGTCAAGGGAGAAACAGTTCCTTTTCAAGTTGTTTATAATGATGATCCCACTGACCATGAAATTGACATCATAAGAAAGCAGTTGCAGCAGTGGTGTAAACTCAACAAACTAGATCAAAGAATCTTTAGAATTTTTCGTAATACGTTAAAGTACGGCGATCAAGTCTTTGTCCGTGATCCAGAAACGTTTGAAATGTATTGGGTCGACATGACCAAGGTTGCTAGAGTTATTGTTAACGAAAGTGAAGGAAAGCGTCCTGAGCAGTATGTGATTAGAGACATTAATCCCAACTTTCAAAATCTGAGTGTGGCAGTAAAAACCACCACGGATTATCAATCGACACCGCCGTCGGGTGCTTATGTAGCTCCGTACAATTACACTGCGCCCAATGCTGGCGCAGGCGGACAAGGTTCAGGCGGCAGTAGATTTTCAGCAGCAATGAACGAAACTGTAGTGGATGCCAAGCATGTAGTTCATTTGGGACTTAGCGAAGGATTAGACTACTACTGGCCGTTTTCCATGAGTGTGCTGGAAACTATTTTTCGTGTGTTCAAACAAAAAGAACTGTTAGAAGATGCTGTGTTGATCTATCGTACAGCACGAGCACCTGAGCGTAGGGTATTTAAAATTGACGTGGGCAATATGCCCAGTCACCTGGCCATGGCCTTTGTTGAACGTGTCAAAAACGAAATTCATCAGCGCAGAATACCCAGCAACACTGGTGGCAACGGTGGCGGACAACACATAATGGACAGCAGTTATAATCCACTTAGCATCAACGAAGATTACTTCTTTCCACAAACAGCAGATGGACGAGGCAGCAGCGTAGAAACTTTACCAGGCGGCAGTAATCTAGGCGAAATTGACGACTTAAAGTACTTCAACAACAAGATGTGTCGTGGTCTACGTGTGCCTAGCAGCTACTTACCCACTGGACCAGACGATTCAGACCGTCCCATGAATGACGGGCGTGTTGGAACAGCACTGATACAAGAATATCGGTTTAATCAGTATTGTGAGCGTTTACAGCGTTTGATTATTGAAAAACTTGACGACGAATTTAAGATGTTTATGCGTTGGAGAGGTTTCAACATTGATTCTAGCCTGTTCTCTATAGCGTTTAACCCACCACAGAACTTTGCTAGCTACAGAGAAGCTGAATTAGACACCACTAGGGTCAGTACATTTCAGCAGTTAGAACAAGTTCCATACATGAGCAAAAGATTCTTACTCAAACGTTATCTAGGATTGACTGAGGAAGAAATTCAAGAAAACGAAAAACTCTGGCATCAAGAACGCACTGATCCAGAAGCGCCGACAGCACAAGGCGGCGACTTGCGTAGTGTTGGTGTAACTCCGGCAGATTTTGAAGGTGACATTGCCACCGGCGGAGAAATGGCTGGTGTAGGCGAACCAGGCGGCGATGAGTTTGCTAATGTTCCAGCTGGTCCTGCTCCAGGATCACAACCAGCTGCAGGAGCAGCACCAGGCGGAGCTGTTCCTGCGCCGGCGGGCTAAATATCACTATGATACTGACAGAGCTTTATCAACGATCGCCAGACGCATATCAAGACTTGGCACAAGACAATTCGCAACCTGCATTGGGACAATTGCGAAAAACCAAGCTGACTTTACGTCAACTCAACAAGCTGAGAAAAATGAACGACGTTCGGGCTTATGAGTTTAAAGAAAAAATAAAAAAAGTCAAACAACAGTATGCACCACCAGCTCAGCCCTTGGCCTAAGTAAAAATTACAAAAATCGTCAAAAATCTATCAAAAACACCGGTAATCTACTGTGTTTATTTCGTTTGGCTTAAATATCTAACAGAGCCATTACATTGGAGGTCCTCATGAATAAATTTGAACAACTCATTGAATATGTAATCAATGATGAAGAAGCCAAAGCCCGTGAATTATTTCACGACATCGTAGTAGAAAAAAGTCGTGCTATCTACGAAGAAATGATGCAGGATGAAGAAATTGAAGAATCCGAACACATGGATGAAGAAGCAGTTGAAGAAGGAATCGAGGAAATGGGCGGCGATCAAGCCGACGATCTAATCGACGATATCGAAACTGAAGAAGAAGGTATCTCCATGGAAGGTGAAGATGACATGGACGACATGGATTCTGATCATCACGACGACGTAGGCGGTGACGAAGAATTAGAAGATCGTGTTGTTGATCTCGAAGACAAGCTGGACGAACTCATGGCTGAATTTGAAAGCCTTATGGGCGACGATGAAAGTGACGACGAAATGGACATCGAAATGGACGACGAGATGGACACACCCGACATGGACAGCGAAGAAGTTGTTGATGACGAGTTAGAAACCGAAGGCATGTACGAAAACGTTGATCTCAAAGCTGCTCCTAAGCCAGTTACTTCGGAAGAAGGTTCAGTCAACAAAAAAAGTACAGTAGCAGCTAACGCTGGTGCCAAAGGTGCACAAGCTCATCCAGTCAAAATGACCGGTGACACAGCACAAGGTCGCAGTGCGCCTGCTGTCAAAGACATGGGCAGCACAACAAGCCCTAAGCAAGCACCTGCAACTAAACCACACCTAGCCCAAGCCACAGGTGTCAATACTAAAAGTGTTATCCAATAAGGAACCCAGGTAAATGGCTCTTTACCTAAGAGAAAACTTGACGTTCGACGCTGCCCGCATGGTTGTGGAAGGTGTCGACGGCAAGGATCTTTATATGAAAGGGATTTGCATTCAAGGCGGAGTAAAAAACGCCAATGAGCGTGTGTATCCTGTTTCAGAAATAGAGCGTGCTGTTGGCACCCTTATGGAGCAAATCAAAGCAGGTAATTCAGTTCTTGGGGAACTGGATCATCCAGATGATTTAAAAATTAACTTAGACCGCGTTTGTATCAACATGATAGAAATGTGGATGGACGGCCCCAACGGCTTTGGTAAAATGAAAATATTGCCAACACCCATGGGAAATCTCGTCCGCACACTGCTGGAAAGTGGTGTGAAATTGGGAGTTTCGAGCCGAGGTAGCGGTAACGTTAACGAAGCAAACGGACATGTCAGTGACTTTGAAATAGTCACTGTGGATGTGGTTGCCCAACCATCAGCGCCTAATGCCTATCCAAAAGCCATCTATGAAGGCTTGTTGAATATGCGCCACGGGCATCGCATGCTAGAAATGGCACGCGAAGCTGGGTCGGACAACAAGGTACAGAGATATTTGAAAGAGGAAGTAAAACGCCTCATCAAAGATCTCAAAATCTAGGAGAAATAGATGTTTGATGCTATTAAACCACTGCTAGATAGCGGACTCATTAACGAGGACGTGGGACAAGAACTCAACGAAGCTTGGGAATCTAAACTCACAGAAGCTCGCGAACAGTTACGTGCAGAACTCAGAGAAGAGTATGCACAACGCTACGAGCAAGACAAGACAGTAATGGTTGAAGCCCTAGATCGCATGGTAACAGAAGGTCTGACCGCAGAAATTCAAGCTGTTGCTGCTGAAAAGCAAGCACTGGCAGAAGATCGTGTCAAGTTCCAAGGCAAAATGAAAGAAAGTGCTGTAAAGTTCAACGACTTTATGGTTTCTAAATTGGCCGAAGAAATTGGCGAACTGCGCAAAGATCGTCAAGTTCACTCAGAAGGCATCCAGAAATTGGAGCGTTTTGTTGTGGAAGCACTAGCCCAGGAAATTATGGAATTCCAACAAGACAAGCGTGATGTCGTTGAGACAAAAGTTCGTTTGGTTCGCGAAGCCCGTAGCAAGCTGGAAGCTCTCAAGGCTCGATTTGTAACAGAATCTGCTGCCAAGATGAGTCGTGCTGTTGCTAGCCATCTAAAAGCTGAAATGTCACAGTTGCACGAAGACATCCGAGTTGCTCGCGAGAACAATTTTGGACGTCGTATTTTTGAAGCGTATGCTGCAGAGTTTGGTTCGACATATCTCAATGAGAATGCCGAAGT